AAACGAAGTGAAATTGTTATTAAGCGCAGGAGGTTACACTAATAAGTCTGTTACGGGAATGAATCCTTCCGATCTAGTTATCTTAATAGAGTCGACTGCAAATCTAGGGGATCCTGATATAACTATAGACGACCTAGACGTTACCTCTATTATTAATGGATTGGACGCTCCTGATAACGAAAACGAAGAGAATGGATTGGGTCTTAATGCCTTTGCAAATAACCTTCCAGGAGGTAAAAAGTTAAGGAAAAGAATGAGAAAGTTAATGGCTGCTTCAGTGCAAAATTTAAAAACAGATTTAAAGAGTACCGACCCAGGAGGAAAATATAGTTCTGGTATAGTACGCTAATTAAAAAGAAAGTATCATAAACCAATATTTATAAGATATGGCAAAAACAAGTCAAATAGATTTACTTAGAAAATTAATAAGGGAAGAGGTTGCAAAGGCCATTCGTCAAGAGATGCCTGCCATTTTACAAGAGGTTCGAACCTCCAGCACTACAAAAGAGGTTATAAAAGAATCTAAACCTGTAAAAAAAGCTGTCCCATTAACTCTAAACACGCAACCAATGAGACCCGCAGCTAACTTCTCAGGCAATCCTTTGGCAAGCATACTAAACGAGACCGCAATGTCAATGGTAGAAATGGACGACATGTCTTTTACTACTGGAAATATAGGTCCTGATTCAATTGGAGTCGATCCAACCAGCTTCTTCCAACCTAAACAAGTGGCAGTGGGAGACGTAAACAGTATGTTGTCAACAGCAAGAGCAAGTTCGGATCCAAGTATGGTACAAATAAATGAAGTACCTGACTTTACACAATTAATGAGTAAACTAAAAGCTAAAGGCGCTATTTAATGGCATATAACTTAAGACAAATATCACAAGACGATTTGAGACCATCTCAAGCAATAGGAGTAAAAATACCTTTTTCCGCTCCTATAGCGTTTCAATCTGTGTACACGACCAAAGAGCAAACCAAGTACAACTTAATCAACTTCTTATTAACTGATAGAAGAGAGCGCCCTTTCAATCCAACTTTTGGGGCCGGTTTAAGATCGAGACTATTCGAACAAATAGCTCAATCCTCTTTAGACGATATCAAACAATCCTTAATAGCTCAAATAGAAAACACTTTTCCAAACGTTGCGATATCTAATTTGACAGTTAATGGAGATCCCAACACTAGTTCAATAAAAATAAAATTTAGTTATACATTAAAAAATTCTAAAGAAACAGATGGTGTGGTACTCGAAATACAAAATATGTAATTATGCAGAACAATAACGTAGATATTAAATACTTAAATAAGAATTTTAGTTCTTTCAAATCTGATTTGATAGAATATGCTAAATCCTATTATCCTGACAATTACAAAGATTTTAATCAAGCAAGTCCAGGTAGCATGTTTATTGAAATGGCTTCTTATGTTGGAGATGTTTTATCTTTCTATTTGGACAATCAATTACAAGAGACTTTTTTACAATACGCAAAACAAAAAAATAATTTATATAGTCTGGCTTATATGTTAGGTTACAGACCAAAAGTAACCAGCGCAGCTATAGTTGATCTTAAAGTTTATCAACAAGTGCCTTCTGTATTATCGGCAGGCAAATATCTTCCTGATTTTTCGTATGCTTTTTCCGTAGATCAAGGAATGCAAGTTGCTTCTAATATAAATAGTTCTAATACATTCTACTGTCCTCAAAAAATAGATTTTAGAGTTTCATCTTCTTTGGATCCAACAGATGTTACCGCTTATACTCTTGATGGTTTTAATAATCCTACAAGTTTTTTACTATCAAAAAAAACACAAGCGATATCTGGACAAATAAAGACGCAGCAATTTAGTTTTGGAAATGCACAAAGATTCGCTACTATTAATTTACAAGATTCCAATATCATTACTATTCTTGATGCAGTGGATTCATCAGGTAATACTTGGTACGAAGTTCCCTATTTAGCTCAAGACTATATTCTAAAACCTGTAGCAAACACCACAATAAACGATGTGAATCAAGTTCCTTACATGATTCAAAAATTACAAGTTCCAAGAAGATTTACTTCAAGATTTCAAAGTAATGCGGTATTACAAATAGAGTTTGGACCTGGAATTAATTCTGTTGCTGATAGTGCAGTTATTCCGGATCCTAATCAAGTAAGCGTAGGCAACACTAATGGAGGATTGAGTTTATTATCAAGCTCTTTCGATCCTACAAATTTTGTTACAACTCAAACTTACGGATTGGCTCCAAAAAGCACTACTATCACTTTCACGTATCTTGTTGGAGGAGGAGCGAATAGCAATGTTTTACAGGGAGAATTAACAAAACCAATAGCAAAAACAATTTCTGGAAATAATACATTTGTTTACACGTTAGTTACTAATAACGAACAACCGGCTGCTGGTGGTGGAGATGGTGATTCTGTTCAAGAGTTAAGATTCAATACTCAATTACAGTTTCCAAGTCAATTAAGAGCTGTGACTCAAGAGGATTATTTAGCAAGAACGTTGTGTATGCCCGCTCAATTTGGTAAAATTTCAAAAGCTTACGTTACAAAAGACGATGCGGTATTTAAAAACTATATAGAAAATAATTCTGGATTAAGAGATCCTTTGGCTATAAGTTTGTACGTATTAAGTCTTGATGTTTCAGGATATCTAAGTGTACCTACTCCATCGCTATTAAAAAATATTCAAGATTACATGTTTGAATATAGAATGATGACCGATTCTATTAAATTAAAACCGGCTTTCATTATAAATATAGGTTGTAATTTTGACGTAGTAATTAGACCTAACTACAATAGTCAAGATGTGGTAGCAAGATGTTTGATGACTTTACAAGACTATTTCAATATTCAAAATTGGCAGATCAATCAACCTATTATTTTAACCGAAGTTTATGTAGTTTTGGATCAAATAGACGGAGTTCAAACAGTTAAGAAAGTAGAAATAGTAAACAAATATGGAGAGGCAAATGGATACTCAAAATACTCTTACGATATTCAAGCAGCAACGCTAAACAATGTAGTGTATCCATCTTTAGATCCATCAATATTCGAATTAAAATACTTAAATTCAGACATTCAAGGTCGCGTGGTAACATTCTAAATTAAATAACAATGGCAGTATACAAAATATTTCCTACGGCGGATACAACTCTATATTCTAGATTTCCAACTCAGAACACTGGATTGGACGAAATATTAGAAGTGTCTGTAAAAAATGGAATTAATATAGCAGTAAACTTATATGAACCCCAACCAGATACACAAATATTAAACGACGATTTAAGAAGATCTTTAATCTCTTTTACCGATACAGATATTCAAACCATAAAATCTTTTGCAACTGGTTCTTGGCAAGCAGGTTTAAAATTATATTTGGCTAACGCTGAAAACTTAAGCACTACTTACAGCTTAGAGATTAGAGCGCTTTCTTCCTCTTGGGGAATGGGCACGGGTAAATTTTCTGATTATCCAGTAACAATTAACGGAGCCTCTTGGCAAGGTCCTAACTATTCGCCTGGAACTTCAAGTGCATGGATAAGTAGTTCTTATTATCTAACTCCAGGAGGAGGAAACTGGACAGGATCTTTTGCCAGTCAGTCTTTTTCTTATAAAGACAGTAAAGACATAAATGCGAACGTAACTTCAATGGTAGACAAATGGTTCAGTGGATCAGTTAATAACAATGGATTTATAGTTAAGCATCCCACATCAGTAGAAAACAATTCAGGCAGTTATATTGCATTAAACTTCTTCTCTGTAGATACTCACACAATATATCCTCCTACCTTAGAAATGAAATGGGACGATAGCGCTTATACAACAGGAAGTTTAAACATTATATCTAACAACCAATTCGTTACTTCTTTTGACAATAACGTGGGAAGTTTTAAATATAACACAGGAAAATATAGATTTAGAGTAAACGCAAGAGACAAATATCCAGCTAGAACTTTTTCAACTGCTTCTGTGTATATTACCAATAAAGCTTTACCTCAACAGACTTATTGGGCAATACAAGATGTTAAAGCAGACGATATAGTCGTTGATTTTGATAATAATTATACAAAGGTAAGTTGTGATGGCACAAGCAGTTATTTCGATGTATACATGAATGGATTAGAGCCTGAAAGATATTATAAATTATTGTTGAAAACTGTTTTACCTGACGGTGAATCAATAGAAATAGATAATAATTCTATCTTTAAAATAATAAGATAATGGAAAATGTTCAACTAGTTAAAAAAGTTTATGGAATTAACACCTATTCGAAGGTAATAGACACTTCGTTTAGGGAGTTAATAACTGCGCCGCAAGAAATAAGCGCTAGTACCATGAATGTTGATCAATTTTTTAGAGAATACGATAGACTATTTTTTGACATTCCGGTAACCGGCACTAATTCTCATTCTGAATTAATCGAAAGAAGTCAACAATACGTGGGAGGATCAGTTATAGACGCAGAGAAATTGGCTCTTATTGAAGAAATTAACTCTCTTCGTCAACAACTATTGGACATAAATCAATCATTTACATCAATAACTAGTTTAGTTTAATGGAATTAATACAAGTACAAATAAAAGGATCGGACATACCAAGTCAACAATACTCTTCTGTTGATACTTCGTTAATCACCAATAATTATATAAATTCTAATTTTGGAGCTAAAGAAGATTATATAGAACTGTTTATATACGATCAAAACGGAAACATACTTCTTTCTGATTACGATGGATTCGATTATTATCCCTATCTTACGACCAATCCTTCTACTAGTTTATATAGCACACTAACTTTAGATCCTCAAACAGACGTTATAAATAGAGGATTCAATAGAGGCTCGGTAAACATACAATATAACTTTTTAAAGAAGCTATTCAATTCTCAATACGGTAAGACATATTGGATCAAAGAAATATCTCAATCAAGAACAGAGATCAAACTGGCTTCTCAAGTTATCAGTGATTCAGGAATTTTGGAAGGATTCAATGTATACCAAAATTATATATCTACCAAGAATTATTACAGCGATTTTTATTTAAACTTTGGAACTAATACTTTAGCAATTGGAGTTAACGTTGCGTTTAATCAAGACGATGAAGGAGCTTATTTAATAGTTAAGCTCTACGAACCTTTAGACGCTGATATAGACGTTAAAACGCAATTGTGGATAGTAGATAAGGTTTCAGAACCTATAAACTACAACGTTAATATTCAAGTGCCTGCCGAGGATCCTAACGAAAGGTTCAAATTAAGAGGTCCAAATTATTCTGTTGCCACATCTGTTAAGGTTGGTCAAACTACGCCTTACTACTCTTACAATACTTTATTAACAAGTAATGTAACTTCGTCCTATCAAAAAATGTTGAACTACTATCAAGATAAGTCGATAGCTATCAACGTTGATTATAGCGATTTTTCTAATTTTATACACTTTTCAAATGCTTCTGAAAGAGTTTTAAATTTTAAATACAAAGTTCAATTAATAGAAAGTTATAATCAAGACATAGCAAATGCAAAAAAATATTCGGCAGTCTCACCTATAATTGCTTCATCGTCTTCTTTAGCCGCTCAAACCTCAATAAACAATATAGTAAGTAAATTAGATCCTTACGAAACTTTCTTGTATTTTCAGTCCTCATCTTACTCTTGGCCAAAATCAAATACTACTCAACCTTACACGCTATACTCTGTTACATCTTCTCAAGTTTCTAACTTTTTGGGAACTGCAGATACTGTTACTACCGCTACTACCGCGTCCCTATTATACTCTGCGTCAATTTACGATTATTCAAATAAGGACGCTTTAAGATATTCCTCGCCTCAATACATTTTAGACGACTCTAGTAACCAACCATATTTGACCTTCTTGGATATGATAGGTCAACACTTTGATAATATTTGGTTGTACTATAAAGACGTTTCTAATAAGTTCGATGCTACAAATAATCCCAATACTGGAATTT